TGAAAATGGAGTAGCTAAAGAAGTTGCGAGAATGGTATTACCATTAAGCACAGAGACTACTATGTATATGAAGGGGTCATTAAGAAGTTGGGTTCATTATATTGAGCTAAGGACAGAACAAAATACGCAAAAAGAACATAGACTTATTGCTGAAAAATGCAAAAAGATTTTTATGAAAGAATTTCCTACGATAAGCGAGGCTTTAGAATGGAACAATTAAATGTTTATCAAATTTTAACCGATCTAGGATATAAGTTAAAAGATTGTGGTAAAGAATACAGAACTAGACCTCTTTATAGAGACAGCGACAATGATACTGTCTTAGATTTACAAAGATACAGGTCATTGGTTTGATTTTAAAGAAAATATAAGTGGAGACTTTAGTTCGCTAGTTGGAATGACTCTTAAATTAGAAGATGCAAGTAAAGCTAAAGAATGGTTGCAAAATAAAAATTTTGCATTTCACCAACCAAAAGAAATAGAAAAACCCTTATTAAAATCAACCAAAACATTCGATATAGAATTACTATCTAAACTAGAAAATAATCATGATTATTGGATTAATAGAAATATACAAAAAGAAATAATAGGAGAGTTTAAGGGTGGTGTTGCAAAAATGGGTAAGATGAAAAATAGATATGTATTTCCAATTTTTAATTTAAATAATAATATTACTGGATTTTCTGGAAGAGATGTATCAAATCTATCTAAAATCAAATGGAAGCATCTCGGAGAAAAGAGCGAATTCATTTATCCTCTGTTTTTAAATTCAAAAATTATAGAAAATGAAAAAGAAGTTATTCTTGTAGAAAGTATTGGAGATTTACTTAGCCTTTGGCAAGCTGGAATTAAAAATATTATTGTTACATTTGGAGTAAGTTTGAGTTTGCCAATTTTAAATTATCTTTTAAAAATTGATATCAAAAAAATATATATCAGCTTAAATAATGACTCAAGTAAAAATAACGCTGGAAATATTGCCTCAGAGAAAATTTATTCTAAATTAAAAAGATATTTTGACGATAGACAATTGAAGATATCATTACCACTTAAAAAAGATTTCGGAGAGATGACTACAGAAGAAATAATTCAATGGAAAAAGAATCTTTAAAAGTATTATCAGCCTCTAGAATCAAAACTCTAGAAACTTGTTCTTGGGTTTATTGGCTTAATTATCATGCCAAAGTACCACAATCTCAAAATGATGGCGCTCTGAGAGGTACTATATGTCATAGTATTTTTGAATTACTTTTAAATAAAAGGCATCTTAAAAATTATAAAAGAATAATAAAAAAGAACGCTATTAATGGAGATGAAGGAGTAGATAGATTAGTTAAAAAGTTATCAGCAAAAGTTAAACTAGATGAAAGCAATTATAAGTTGTTAAATGATATGATTTTAGTTGGTCTTAAAAATGATTTCTTTGGAGAAGGCGGGGAGATAGTGAAACCAGAGTATTCATTTGATATTAAAAATGATGAACCCAAATATCATATCCGAGGCTTCATAGATAAACCCGTTCAAATCAAAAAAGAAATGCATATAATTGACTACAAAAGCTCTAAATATAAATTTAGGGGCGATGACCTAGAAGCCAACATTCAAGCTATGATGTATAGTCTTGCAAGCAAGAAACTATGGCCAAAATTAAAACCTATTGTTAAATTCTTATTCTTAAGATTTCCAAAGCAACCAATTCAGGAATTATCTTTTGACGAAGATCAAATCAAAGGATTCGAGCATTATTTAGAGCATATTAATGATTATGTAAATAAATTTGATGAAAATTCAGCTAAAGCAAATTTTGCAGTTGATAGCGTAAAGAATAAATGGATGTGTCAAGTTGGTGGGTGGAAATGTCCATATAAAGATGCGTATACATACTATGTTAAAGTAAATGAAAAAGGTGAAATAGTAGAAACTAGCCTAGAAGATAATTTTAAAGATATGAAAGGATTCAAAGTAGAAACTCGAAAATATGAAGGATGTCCAAAATTTCAAACCAGTTTTGCTAAAGACGACTCAAAAGACGAATTTTTAGATTGATATATTTGTAAACTCTTGTTATATTGGTAAAAATGATACCTTTATTTAAATCTCATTATTCTTTAGGAAGATCCATTCTTACTCTAGAAGACAAGTCTGAAAGAGATGAATATCCAGATTCTGTTATTCAAATAGCTAAACAAAATAAATTAAAAGAGATATTCTTGGTAGAAGATAATATGTCATCATTTCTTGAGGCTTATACAAATTGCAAAAACAATAATATTAAGTTGAATTATGGATTAAGAATTTCAGCCACAGAATCAATGAATGATAAAACAGACGAATCAAGAAATAAAAATTCAAAAATAATCCTATTTTTTAAGAATAAAAAAGGATACGAATCATTAACAAAATTATTTAGTACTGCAGCTAAAGATGGTTTTTATTACGAGCCTAGATTAGATTACTCTATTTTAAAACAAAATTGGTCAGATGATTTAATTCTAGCTATCCCATTTTACGATTCTTTTATATTCAACAATACTTTAAAAAATAGCATTTGCGTGCCTCAATTTGATTTTACAAAACCAGTTATCTTTATAGAAAATAATGACTTACCTTTTGATTTAATAATTAAAGATAAAATGCTATCATTTGCTAAAGAGAATAAGCTAGAAATTTTTAATACTAAAAGTATTTATTACAATTCTAGGAAAGATTTTAAGACATATCTTACATTTAGATGCATTAACAATAGAAGTGTGTTGAATAAACCAGAAATAGAACATATGAGTAGTAATGAATTTTGTTTTGAAAGTTGGGAAAATGAAAACTCTTGAGAAAAAAGTAAATAATTTCGGTGGGAAAACTCGTCAAAGAGACGATAGGGAAGATAGATTAATAGATTATAGGCTATGGAAATATAAATTAAATAAACTCTATACTACAGACGTAGATCAGATTGAATGGCGAATTATTGATGGCCAAATGAAACCAGTCGCAGTTTTAGAAATGACCCGTATAGATGACGATAAAATTCCTGGACCAAATTACTTTAAAGCCATTATTAATAGATTTGAAACAAGAGATACTCAAAAATATACAATAACACATGTAGCGAATTGTCTTAATGTAGATGTATATATTGTTGCTTTTTTAAAAAATTTAAGTTATTATATAGTATACAATCTCTCTAAAGGAGATAAGTGGGAAAAATATAATGAATATCAATATATTAATTGGCTACAAAACTTAGGGCAACAACCAGATCCTTTTGATTTTTAATATGGACGAACATCTTTTAAGATATGACAATAAAAAAACTCTAGTCTTTATTGACTGTGAGACGTTTAATCTTTGCCTTAATTTTTGCCATAATATCCCATGGCAAATAGCGATGTTAAAAGTTCAAGGGGATAAAAAAATAGATCAAAAGAATTTTTATTTGAAATGGCAAACAGATTTAAAAATTAGCCAAGATGCAGCAAGAATCACAGGATATGATCATAAAAAAGTTCAAAAAGAAGGACATGACCCAAAAGAAATATTTGCTACAATTAAGGATTGGTTAGATCATGCAGATTATATAATTGGGCACAATACTCTTGGATTTGATATTTATCTTATTAAGGAATATTATAAATATATGGGGTGTTCTTGGCAACATCTTATTAATAAATTTATTGATACAAATACAGTTGCAAGAGGTATAAAATATGGAATACCATATAATCCAAAAGAAAATCTTATTGAATATCAGTATAAAATCTATCATACAAGAAAAAAAGGAGTCAAAAGCTCTTTGACAGCTTTAGGTAAAGAAAATGGAATTGAACATGATTATGAAAAACTTCATGATGCAATTAATGATCTTGACTTAAACTTAAAAGTGTGGAATAAATTGAAATGGCAAATAGAGGTATAACATGGCATCATTAGACGATATATATGATATGACACAGAAACTAGAAGAGAATAATATTGATTATCTTCTAATCACTGTAACCAAAGGAAAGAAACAAGGTAAAGCTGACGTTTTCTTTTCTTTAAGAGATAAAACTTCAATGAAGATACTAGCAACTGGGTTAGATGCGTTTAATAAGGAAATAGATAATATAGAAAGAGAGCAAGAAGAGGATTCAGATGAATAATCATTTAGAAGATAAAGTATTTTCAGATAAATTTGATAATACAGACTTGGGCCTACATGGAGTCAGACTTCCAGAATTTTCAATAGATTCATCTCTTAAAAGACATTTAAATATTAGCGAAGATGTTTCCAACTATGATTTTTTAAGAGCATTAGCTTTAAATGGATTTAAAAAATTAAACATAGACAAAAACAATAAAGACTATAAAAAGTATATTGATAGAGCCAAATACGAACTAGATACTTTAAAAGAATTAGGCTTTATTGATTATATTTTATTAGTTTGGGACGTTATTAACTTCTGTAAGACTAGCGATATTCCAATAGGACTAGGTAGAGGTTCAGCAGCAGGATCATTAATTTTATATCTTATTGGAGTAACTAGAATTGATCCAGTAAAATATGACCTTTATTTTGAAAGATTTATATCCAAGATTCGAGCTAAAAAGCAAGTTATCGATGGTATAACATATTTAGATGGTAGTTTAATGTGTGACGTAGATATTGATATTTGTTATTATAATCGCCAAAAAGTACTTCAATATTTAGAAACAAAATTTAAAGGTAAAACTAGCAAAATCTTAACACTAAATACTCTTAGTGGAAAACTACTTATTAAAGAGTGCGGAAAGATCGTCGGTGAAAAAAGCGAAGAAGAGATGACAAATATTTCCTCATTAATTCCTAAAGTTTATGGTCAAGTTAAAGATATCAATATTGCTTATGAAGAAGTAGAAAAATTTAAAGATTGGTGTGATGAGAATAAAGAAACATTTCAAATTGCTTTAAAATTAAGAGATTTAATCAAGAATAAAGGAGTTCATCCATCTGGAGTTCTTCTTTCTTATTATGATTTAGAAACAGTATGTCCAACAGAATTTTCTTCTGATAAAGAACCAGTTTCTAGTTTTGATATGAACTGGGTAAGCATATTTAATATCAAACTTGATATTCTAGGCTTAAGAAGTGTTTCTGTAGTAGATGACGTTTGTAAAAATATTGGTATTAAAGTAGAAGATATTGATTTGAATCATGAATCTATTTATAGGAATTTGCAAGAATTAAGATCGCCTCATGGACTATTTCAAATTGAAGCAGAAACTAATTTTAGAGTTTGCCAAAAAGTAAAACCAAAAAATCTAGAAGAACTAAGTGGAGTATTAGCTTTAGCAAGACCTGGAGCATTACAATTCGTAGACAAGTACGCTGCTCACACGAATTATCAGCAATCAGAAAGTATTCATCCATTTTTCGATGAGATTTTAAAAGAAACTGGTGGAGTAGCTTTGTATCAAGAGCAGTTAATGAAGATGGCTCATAAAATTGGGTTCACTCTTGACGAAGCAGAAATCTTAAGAAGAATCGTTGGTAAAAAGAAAACTGAAGAAATCAAAGCATGGAAGAAAAAGATTGAATCAAAGATTAAAGAAAATAAAATTCCAAAAGAAGTAGGAGAAATTCTCTGGAAAATTCTAGAGGATTCAGCAAACTATTCATTTAATAAGAGCCATTCGTTAGCTTACGCAGCTTTAGCAGCAGTTACAATTTATTTAAAATTTAATTATCCACAGCAATTCTTTTTATCTTTATTAAAGATGAGTAGAAATGAGCCAGACCCAATTGGCGAAATTTCCAAGATTCAAAAAGAGATGCATGAATTTGATATCAAACTTCTTCCACCTCATATTATTAAATCACAGATGGATTTCTCAATAGAAGACAAAGACATTAGATTTGGTTTATTGTCAATTAAGGGTATTAGCGATAAGTCGATTGAAAAGCTCAATAGTTTTAGAAATAAATATTCTAATAAATTTGAAATATTTCAAGCAGCAGAAGAAGCCAATCTTAATATTGGAGTGTTATCTTCTTTAATTCAAGCTGGAGCGTTGAGTGGTTTTAATCAATCTAGAAGTAAAATTGTACTAGAAGCTCAATTATGGAATATATTAACTGCAAAAGAAAAGAAATATTCTATTTCATTTGCTGAAAAGTTTGATTATGATTTAATTAAAATCATTAAACATCTTAATAAGTTTACTGATGAAAAGAGTAATGTAGTTATTAAAGATGCAAGATTAAATACTATTAAGACTAAATATGAACCATATCTTCAAATTTATAATCAAAATAGTAAAAGTGAAAGTTTTGCTAATTGGTATTACGAAAAGAAACTCTTGGGATATACTTATAACAAGAATCTAAGAGATATTTTTGCCGAGAAAAGAGAAAATCTCAAATATATAAGTGATATTATCGATGAACAAGTAAATACTAAAGTAGCTTTAGTAGGACAAATCGAAGAAGTTTACACTGGCGTTTCTAAAAATGAAAAGAAAACTAGATATGTAAGGTTAAAGATATCAGACGAAACATCAGCGATCAGCGTATTAATATTTAATGATAATATTGAAAATAATAAACTATTAAACAACAAAGCCTTTGAAGAAGGTAATATTGTGATAGCGAAAGGCTCAAAAAGAGATGATTGTATATTTGGAGATTTAATAGCTATTCAAGATCATCAAATATACATGAAGTTGAATGATTTAAAAAAGATTGATAAAAATAATTGACATTTAATTATAGTTGATATAATATAAACTATATGATTTCATTCTATAAACCAAACAGCAAAAATACTGGAACAGCTTGTAGCTTTACAGTAAATACAAAAGATGCCTCTATATGGGGTTCATTAATTAAACAATCTTCTTGGAATGATGCCAAGAAGATCGGTTCATTTTCAGAGAATCAAAATAATCCAAGCAAAAGCGTCAAAATCAAGTTCTCTTTAACTGAGGCAGCTGGAATTTTAGATTCAATTGAAAGAAATGTAGAATTTTCTGCTTATCATAGTTCTGAAAAACAAACTACAAGAATTAAGTTTTGTCCATATATTAAAGATGATAAACAAGTAGGATATTCTTATTCAGTAAATAAAGAGGATAAGCAAAATAGCGAAAATAAGCAATCTTATTTAATTGGCTTTTATTTTAATGAAGCTTCTCTTATTAAAGAATTTTTAAAATTCGCACTACATTCAACATTTCATCAACAAGAAGTAGAAAACATTAAAAGATTGAAGAATAGAAAGACTGAATCTACTGACTCAACATCAAATGTAGACGCAGAAGGCGATCTTTGGTGAATAAAAAGAAAAAAGTTTTAATACAAACTGATTTTTCCCTAGCCAAAACAGGGTTCGGGAGAAATGCAAAAACTCTTTTAAAATATTTATATAATTCAAATAAATATGATTTAGTTCATTATTGCTGTGGAATGCCTTGGAGTCATCCAGAATTAAAAAGAACTCCATGGAAATCAATTGGATCATTACCAGACACACAACAAGAATTAGAGCTTCTAAATAGAGATCCAAATTTAGCTAGAATGGCAAGCTATGGCGCGCATTATCTAGATAGAATTATTGATCAAGAGAAACCAGACGTATATATTGCTGTTCAAGATATTTGGGGAGTTGACTTCGCCATAGATAAACCTTGGTTTAATAAAATAAATTCTGTTATTTGGACGACTTTAGACTCATTACCGATATTGGATTCAGCAATTTCTTGCGCACCAAAAGTTAAAAATTATTGGATTTGGAGTAATTTTGCTACGAAAGCATTAAATAGCATGGGATACAAACACATTAAGACTGTGCATGGATGTTTAGAGTCTAAGGATTTTTATAGATTATCAGATTTTGATAGAAAAAAATTAAGAAATAAATACAACTTACCCCAAGACGCATTTATAATTGGTTTCGTTTTTAGAAATCAATTGAGAAAAAGTGTTCCTAATCTTTTAGAAGGATATGCTCTATGGAAAAAAGAAAATCCAGATATTAAAAATACATTTTTACTTCTTCACACTCATTGGGGAGAAGGATGGAATATTCATAAACTCTGTAAAGAATTAAATGTAAATCCAGCGGAAGTATTAACTACTTATATATGTAAAAATTGCGGAGAGTATGAAATTAAGAATTTTACGGGCCAAGATTTAAATTGTAAATATTGTGGGTCAGAAAAAAGTCAAACGACCACAAATGTTAGCATTGGAGTTACAGAGCAGCAATTAAATGAAGTTTATAATTTAATGGATGTATATTGTCATCCATTTACTAGTGGAGGACAAGAGATTCCAATTCAAGAAGCTAAACTTACAGAATTAATTACTTTAGTTACAAATTATTCATGTGGCGAAGAGATGTGCGAAAAAGACGCTGGCTCTATTCCACTAGAATGGTCGGAGTATAGAGAACATGGCACAGAGTTTAGAAAAGCCTCCACCTACCCAACTTCTATAGCTAAGAATTTAAATAAAGTATATAAAATGTCTAAAGCTGAAAAAGTAGAAATGGGCAAAAAAGCAAGAGAATGGACAATTAAAAATTATTCAGTAGAATCTGTAGGTTCAACTATAGAAAATTTTATAGACAAGTCCGAAAACACAAACTTTGAATTTTCAAATTCTCAAATTGAAAGAAACCCTAATGCAGTTGTACCAGAAATAAAAGAGAATAAGGATTGGATTTTATATCTATATCATAATATTCTTTGTCTTAAAAATATTAATGAAAATGATTCTGGATTCATTTACTGGATGGATCAACTTGCAAAAGGAGCTTCTAGAAATGATGTAGAATCATATTTTAGAAAAGTTTCCACAGAAGACTTGAATAAAAATAAACAAATTCCATTTGAAGAAATTTTAGGTAAAGATGATGATGGAAAAAGATTATTACTAGTTATGCCAGAAAGTGCTGGTGATGTATTCATGGCTACAAGTTTGCTTCCATCAATTAAAAAGATGTATCCAGAATACAATATATATTTCGCAACAAAACAGGAATATTTTTCTATTCTAAATGGTAACGAATATATTTATAAAGCCATTCCTTATATCCAACAAATGGATAATTTGATGTGGTTAGAAGGTGCTGGTGACCATAAAGGATTTTTTGAAATTGCATTTTTACCACATGTAGGCACTCAAAGAGTTTTGAATTATCTCCATAATGGAAAAGATAAAATAGAATTTAATATTAAAAATAATAATATATAATATGCATATTCTAGAACAATACGCTTTAAATTGTGGAGTATCAATTTCTAAACCATACATAAGTGAAGAATTTTTCCCACTCCCATTTGAGAAATATATAACACTACATCCAAAGGGAAAATTCCCATCTAGAGAATACGACCATTGGGAAGAAGTAACAACTAATTTATTTCCTATTTTAGAAAAACATAATATTAAAATAGTTCAAGTCGGAGGAAAAGAAGATCAACCTATACCTTTTTGCTATCCAACAAATGGACAAACTAACTTAAATAATTTAGCATATTTAATTAAAAATTCATTGCTTCACGTTGGTATAGATAGTCTCCCAATTCATTTCGCTTCAGCATTTGATAAAAAAATAGTTGGACTTTACTGTAATATGTATCCAAATCAATCTGCACCATACTGGTCTTCTTCTGAGGATTGTGATTTATTATTTGCAGATTTGAAAGGCAAAAAACCATCTTATGCAGCGTTTGAAAACCCAAAAACGATCAATACTATAAAACCAGAAGATATTGCTAATAGTGTTCTTAAAAAATTAAATATTAATGAAACTATTAAAAATAAAACAATTTATTTTGGAGATGCTAGCTTTATAAGATCTATAGAAATTATTCCAGATCATGTTCCTAATTTGTCCTCATTTAATATAGATATAGCAAATGTGCGAATGGATTATCATTTTAATGAAATGTTTTTATTCAATATATTAAGCGTATACAAGGCCAACGTCTTAACTGACAAAGCTATTAATATAAATGAATTAGTTAAATTTAAGAACAATATTCTTCATGTTTATTTTATTATTAATGATGAATCAAACTTTGATATTAAATTTATAGAAAATTTAAAAAATAATGCAATAAAATTCTCTATATTATCTTTTATTCCAGAAGATAAAATAGAAAAGATCAAAATTCATACCATGGACTTTTGTAATATTATTGTAAAAAATCTGGAAAATAATAAAGATATCATTAAATCTTTTAATAAAAATAATTTAAAATTTAAATCAAGTAAAATACTTTTAAGTCAAGGTAAAATGTATCCTTCTTTTGATAATTTTAAATCAAATACAAGCTATAAACAGTCATTACATGAGCATTTTGATTTTCAAAATAATGGTGATCTTTATAAAGAATTAGAGAATTTATATATTTTTAGTATTGACTAAATTTTTAAAAGGTAGTATCATCTTAAAATGAGTCCAAAAATCAAAGCAGAAGAAAATACAATTTCAATTGGAAGTTCGGAATTATTTGAATCCGTAGTAATCTCAGAACAAAAGCAAGAAATTGCTCAAGTAATCCCGCCTAATCTATTCACAAGGAATAAATATGGCCTTATTGAAGATAAGGGGCTCAATTATATATTTAATGATGATGGTACAATTAATTGGCGTAAAATGGTCAAAACAGAGCATCTTGTTCCAAACAGACAGAAAACACAAGAAACAGATGTTTCTAAACTTCAAGACAAAGATTTACTCATTCTTCTTGGTGGTATCAAAGAACTTGCTCAAATCCGTGGATATACAAGTGTCGAATATAAAGTAGTCGCAGCTTCTGAGAGTTACTTTGCAACAAGCTGTAAAATTACTTGGTTACCAAATTATGAAACTGGTGGAAAAGAAATTATTTTTGAATCTCTTGCTGATGCTACAGTAAACAACACGAAGAGTTTCGCCAGATTCTTTTTGGCTGCAATTGCTGAAAATCGAGCTTTTGTTAGATGCGTAAGGAATTTCTTAAAAATTAATATTGTATCTCAAGAAGAACTTGGAGATGCTAAATTAATAGATGATTCAGTATCTCAAAATGATAATCCAACTTCTCCTCATGCTCTATTAGAAAAAGTAATGAAAGATAAAAGTATTAACTTTGATCAATTAAAGAAAAAATTAATTAAAGAAAAATTCGATAATGCAGAAAACTTAAATTCAATTTCTGATATTCCTAAAGCTAAAATCTTTGAGCTTATAGAAAGAATTAAAAAAGTTTAACTTAAAATATAAGTAGAAAAGCTAACTGAAACTTTTCCATTATCTGATACGCTTAGATTTAAACTATCATTATTTTTAACTATATTATTAAAATTAAAAGATAATATATTATTTAAAGTGGAATAATTTTTAAAATTTATTTGGATTGATCTTATTTCTTGATTCAATAAGAATGATCTCATATTTGACATCATATAATTATCAATATCCAATTCAAAAGCAAAATCTATCTTTATAGGATAATTTATTAATACTTCAGTAGGATAATATTCACCAATATTATATTGCGGTATTCTATTTGTTGAAATAGTCATATCAAATGAAAGAAGCCGATTTGTTAAGGCTTCATTTAAAGTTATATCAGTATAGCACAAATCGTATGGAGTTATGCTGTAATTTATTGGATTATTATTGATTATCCCAGTTTGTTCAGCAAATTGACCATAAATATCAATATCAGCACGACAAACAATAGGGTTATCGATTGCAGTTTTAATATTATATTTAGTTAAATAACCGCTATTAAAATTTAAATATTTATCAGCATATCCAAAAGTTCCACTTATTATATTTTGTCCAGTAAAAGCAAGAATTGGATCAACATTAGAAGGTATATATTCTATATTAATCATAGCTTTATTTTGATCATTTACTAAATAGTTAAAACCTGTATCTTCTATTGCTATGGAAGGAATGATATTTGTATCATAGGATACCCCTAAAGATTGAACTCCAGAAACAAATTGTCCATTTAAGTAAATATTTTGATTTTGTTTAGAAGAAAAGATAGCCATTTAATATAATTACACCATTAAAACAAGTGTAATTATTTAAAAGGTATAAGGTTATGGCAAGCATATACGATACAGTTTCTGGCTGGTCTAGTACAGTTAACTATATGAAATATAATATAGTTTCTGGATCAGATTCTAGATTTTATTACTCTGTTATAAATAATAATATTGGAGCAGCAAATAATCCAACTTCATTGCCTAATCTTCAACTTGAATGGGATGGATATATAAATATTAATAGCGTTTTAGTTCCAAATTTCTTTTGGAAACCATCCTATACTAGTAGTATAAGCACTACTCCAGATATTAATATAATTCAATATGGTAACGGATATCAACAAAGATTAAATCAAACTATTAATCCAAATCTAGCAAATTTTGAAGCTCAATTCGATAACAGATTAGAATCTGAAGCTGTCACTTTATTGCATTTTTTAAATGCAAGATCAGCAAAAGAAGCTTTCATATACAATGTTCCCACAATTTATAGTAAAACTAATTTTTCAACAAGATTTATCGCACCAAATTGGTCTGTAAGTTATAATTCTTATAATAATTATTCAATAAAAGTTAAACTTCAAGAGGTTTCTGCGTAATGCCAACTCAAAGTCAAGTATTCAATCAAATAGTAAGTGGTTATACATCTTTAAATGCTGAACTTTCCAAACTAGAGCCAAGTACGCCAATTAATTTTTATGAGATAGATTTAACTGAAATTTACCCCAAAGCAAACTATGCTACAGCTAATCAACCTATAACAAATGGAATACTTAGAGTATATAATGATTATAATTTATTTAATATTTCCACAAATCAATATGGTGTTATAAATTGGCAAGGAAATTTTTATTATCCATTTCCTATATATGCAGAAGGTTTTGATTTATCATCCTCTTCAACTTTGCCAACTCCAACTTTATCTTTTTCTAATTTTTCCCCCGATCTTTCAAACAATTCTTTTTATAAATACATTAGAATGCAAATCGAATCTTTAGGAGATATTGTAGGCTGTAAATTTACAAGAATTAGAAGTTTTTTAAAATATTTAAATTCAAGTAATTTTTCTAATGGAATAAATCCGTATACAGATGACCCCTCTATCGTTGAAATAGAATTACCAAGAGATATATATTATATTGATAGAAAAAATATAGAAACTAGATCGAAATTAGAATTCACTTTAGCTTCTATATTAGATGTGGAAAATATAAATCTTCCAGGAAGAATGATTTTAGGTTCTAGATGTCCATTTCAATATAGAGGAGAAGGCTGCTTGTACGAATATAATACAAGAAAAACTAATATACATAGTGGAATATATGGACAAGTTACTAATCCAGGAGTTCGAATACATCTTCCATTAGAAGCTCCACCAGTTGCAACAGATAATGACGAATTATACTTAGGAACAATATTTACTGGTCTAGCAGATCAATTAAGGTTTAGTGGTATAAGTTATAGATCTGTTGGAGCAGGAAATTATGGAAATCTTGATCAATGGAGTTTTACAAATTATACTCTTGGCGGAGCAGGAACAGATTTAGCAGCAGCTACAATTTTAAGTGATGGGAGCACACTGGTCGTAGGAGCCACATCCCAAGCGTCAATTGGAACAGTGCAATTAATATTAAATACTGGAACAGAAATTACAAGGATTAGAATAGCATCACGTACTACATTTACTAATAATTATCAAGTTCAATATTCTCCACATGCTGGCATTTGGCAGACCGTTAGAAATATAAGTGGAGAAGATTTGACTTGGGCATTAAATGGCAGCGCATCTGGAACCTATTTATTAGACTTTCCTTCTAGAGGAAATCATACAGGATGGAGAATTATAACAACAAACTCTTCTGCTGGAACGCAAATTTCAGAATTAAATTTTAGTGGGCAATATAGAATTGGAGATCAAGGTTTATGGAATACAGGAATAGCTTATCAACGAGGAGATTATACTTATTTAGAAAAAGAGGGAATAAAATATTATTTCGTATCAATAACTGGACACACTTCAGATGTTTTTAATACTCCACCAAATAGAGCTTACTGGGGATCAGATAGTTGCAGTAAAACTATTTATGGATGTAATCTAAGATGGTTAAAAAATCCTTATTTTAGACCAGTTTTATGGCCAACGACAAGAGAAGGATGGGATAGAGACACTTTTATAAGAAAATATCAAATTACTGGAACAGGCAATCCACCTGGCCCCAATGGTGGAGTAGATGCTCCATCAAATATAAGAAGATTGATAACTCCTCCATGGTATAAAACTGGAGCGCAAGATGGATGGCCAAGAAGACCAGATGTTCATGATCCTAATAGCCCATATGCTCATGGAATACCAAAAGATATTAGTGGCGAATACTTAAATGGATTTTTACCTTTTGGTGGTTTCCCTGGAGTAGAAAAAATATCATGAAATTTAATAAAATTACTAACCTTATTAAAAAACATGCTCTGGAAGAATTTCCTAATGAATGCTGTGGATTTATAGTAGAAAAAGACAATATTTTTGATTGTATTAAAAGTAAGAATATTGCAAAAATACCAACAAGAGACTTCAAGATAAAAATCTCTGACTATTTAGATATAAAAAATAATTATAATATACTCTATATTTATCATAGTCATTGTGATGAAAAATATAAAGATTTTTCTGGTAAAGATATTTTGGCATCAGATGGAATAGGAATTAATTATTTATTACATATAGCAAATACAGATATATTCAAAATATATGAATCTAATAGTTTTTCTAAAAGATACATTGGAAGAATCTATGAATATAAAAAATATGATTGTATGAGTTTAATTTTAGATTATTTAAAAAATGAATTTAATATTTTAATAAATGCAGAACCAATATATAATTTTTTTGAAAATAATGGACACATGAATGCAGATCTAAAAGAAATAGTTGAAAAAATTTTTATTCAATCAAATAAAATTAAAAAAATCGAAAACTTAAATGATATAAATAAAAATGATATTTTTTTAATGAAAAATCATCTTGATAAAGCTTGTCATTTTTCAATTTATATGGGAGACAATAAAATTTTACATCATACTCCAGATCGCTTCTCTAGAATTGAAGATTACTGTAATTCTTGGAGAAGGAGAACGATCTTAGGTTTAAGGATAAGTAATTAATATGGTTAAAGTTACTCTACATGGTAAATTAGGAGAAGATATAGGTTCTGAATGGGATCTAGATATATATAGTGTACAAGAAGCATTTCGAGCTATAGAAGCAAATACTAAAAAATTAAAAAAATGGATGTTCAATGAAGGATCTCAATATTCTATATGTATATTTATAAATAAAAAACCAATTTCTTTTAAAGACAAAGATAATATAAAATCTTCTGAAATTTTTTGTATTTTTGGTAATCAATTAAAAAGTATAGATATTATACCAGAAATTGAAGGATCAATTACTCTTCCTAGTTGGGCTCAACGATATGTTGCCCCAGTATCAACTTTACTTGGTGGCGCAGCTGCAATAGGAGCAGGAGTTTATTTAGATAATGAATTTTCTCCCTTTTTAGTAAATGCAGGAATTGCTTTAGTATCAGCAGGAGTTACAAATTTATTAGCAAAACCACCGCCAAATGTTCCATATCAAGCCCAACAAGCCACAACAGCTACCCAAGGAGCGATAGGGCAAAATGGAGGCCCACAATCTTATTTATTTAATGGTCCAGTTAATATTGCAGGAGAAGGTGGCCCAGTTCCAGTTGGATATGGACAATTAATGGTTGGAAGTAATGCAGTTAATGTTTTTTATGAAAATATTTATGTTGCAAATAAAAGGAGCGTTGTTACTGATCCCACTGATCCTACATTTTTACAAGATAATTTTGAAGGATATCAGTTTCCATTTAATGAGCAAATGATGCTTATTAGCCAAAAGGCGGGATATAACGTTTAATATATGCCTGGAAATCCAAATCTTAATAGCGAAGGATACGAAGGAATTGATTATGTCAATAATATGGGCATAATGTGGGGAAATTCTGATATACCTGATACTTTTGCTGCAAGACATTTTGGTGGTGGACATAATTTAAATTTTAGTGGGACTGATTGGTGGGGAGCAAATAATTTTAATACAACTCTTAGCTATGGATGGAGTGGAATAGTAGCTCCAAGATCAATCATAATAGATCTTACTGGTTCTATGTGGAATGGAAGTGGAACATTAAATGCTTGGCCCAATAATAGTTTTTTTACTACAGGAGCCACGAGAATACATTATGACACCAGAAGAGGAGCTGGCAATCCTGCAGATGAAGTAGGAAGATTTTGGTCAAGTGGAAATGCTTTAGATTATCAAAGATTATATCATACTGGTGCCCCTATGTTAAGAAAATTATATACAATACCAGATAAAGTTGGATATAGAGAATTTCAAAATGTAAAACCATCTGGTTTAAATGACATATCAATTTCAACCTCTCAAAATGTACATATCTTAGATTTAATTTCCGAAGGACCAATAGAAGGTCTTGTTACAGGAATATATAGTTATAATATTAGTGGAAAATCAGCAGGAGATGTTGGTTATACTTCATATACCTTTAATCCTTACAGCACTCAAAACGCTGGAAGAGTTTCATCAATATTAGATCCAACTTTGATTATTCCTCCAGAAGCAAGATCAATATTTTGGAATGATACCCCAGTTGCAACAACTGATGGACTTTTAAATTTTAGATATACAAATTATAAATTTGATTATGGTTCTACTAATAATCATACAATTTCTAGACCAAATATCAGTCTATTTGAAGATAGATTTCATTATGATGGATATCAGGTAGATCAAAATAGAGTTCCAGTACTTTCCGCTCTTACTACGAATATTAATGAAAGATTATATGGACCATTTTTCTTTAGCGGGGTAGTTTCTGGATTAATACCTCAGAAAAAATATTATGTATATAATACAGATTTAGATGCAATAAAAATTACATATAATGTCAATAGTTTATTTTCTACTATTGTATCTGGAGATTTCGCTGGAACCGTAAATAAAGATCAAATTAAAATGGGTGTAAAATTATACAGAGTATTTTCTGATAGAAGAGAGGCTTTAGCTACTACAAAATATATTCAAACTAATCCAGAAAAATGGGCAAGTGATAGTTTTCTTATAAGAGGTAAATTAACTAACCCAGCTTTAATGCATTATACTTTCTGGCTTAGATCTTATGCAGATAATGGATTTTTAGTTGAAGTTCTTCCAGATCAAATTGGTTGGGCTGTGGAAATACTAAAAATAACAGCGGAACTTTCTCAAGGCTCTAGATCGAATACAACTTTTGTAAATAGTATCACAGAAGTATACGCTAATAGATTCACATATCCTAATACTGCTATGATGTATAATGTTTTTAATTCAAAATATTTTGCAGAAATACCAACTAGAAAATATAAAGTGAGACTTTTAAAAGTTAAAGTTCCAATTAATTATGATCCAATTGGTAAAAATTATAGCGGTGCATGGAATGGGCAATTTAAGTTAGCTTGGACAGATAATCCAGCTTGGTGTTTTTACGATATTATTACAAGTAATAGATTTGGTTTAGGAAAATATATAGATGCTACTCTAGTAGATAAATGGTCATTATACGAAATATCTCAATATTGCGATCAATTAGTTCCAGATGGTTATGGTGGATTAGAACCAAGATTTACATGCAATTTATTAATGACAGCCAGAGAAGAAGCTTATAAAGTATTAAATGATATGGCTTCAATTTTCAATGGATTAGTTTATTATAATGCTGGACAAATATTTGTAAGTCAAGACAGACCAAAAGATGCAATTTACACTTTTAATACTAGTAATACTGTAAATGGAGAATTTAGATATTCAAATAGTTCAAAAAGAGTTAGAAGATCAGTTGCATTAGTTAGATTTAATGATGAAAATAATAATTATTTACCAGCAATAGAATATGTAGAAGATAGAAATAGCGTATTAAAATATGGAATTAGAGAAGTAGAAATCACATCTTTTGGAGGAACAAAAAGAAGTCAAGCAAAAAGATTAGGTAAATGGTATTTAACTAGTGAAAATCTAGAGACAGAAACTGTAAATTTTGATGTTGGATTAGATGGAAATTTTTTAAGACCAGGAGATATAATAAATATTTATGATCAAAATAGAAAAAATAGAGTTTTTGCTGGAAGAACTTTATCATTTAATACTGGCGAAGCAATTTTAGATGTTCCATTTAATGCTGAAACTTTACTTGCATTTACTGGAGTAGTAAATCCAATTTCAATTAATTTTTTAACGCCAACATATAATTTAAATTATGGTACATATTTAGGTAATCTTTATATAACTGGATTTCCTGATCAAGTGACCTCTAGTGGTATTTCTGGAATTAATTCTGATTCATTAAGAAGATCTCAAATTCAACAATTAACAATATCAAATCCTAAAAATTATACTTCGCAAGGAACAGGAAATTATACTGGATTTTTAAAAATTAATTTTCCTTCTGGATTAGATGGTGTTAATTATATATTACCTCAAAATACTGTTTGGACAATAGATTTTAATGCAGCCTTATATAGCGGATCTAATTTCGGATTAAATAATAGATATAATATAAATAATCCACAAAATTTACTTTATCCTGGTTGGTATCTAGAAGGCTATCTAAATGATTTAAAAGCGTACAGAGTAGTTGATATAAAACATCGAGAAGAATCTATTTATTCGATTACGGCATTAGAATATACTCCACAAAAATATACTGATATTGTTACTGGAGAATCTTTAATATCTGTTCCTACAAAAATACCAGCCCCATTATCACCATCATTATCGCTTTCAATTTTATATAGAGATCCTACTAATGCTTATGGGACAGGGGGTAATCCCCCAGCCTACACAATAAATAAAACTGGAATTAATTCAATTGCCTACGCAATAACCCCACCTTCTAATTCTGGAGTAGTTTCATATTATAATATATATAGAAAAACTGATGGCAATTTTACAACCCCTATTCAAGTTCAAGATTTATTTGATGTGCAAAATTATAATTTAAAAAATCAAAATCTTATTTTGCCAGTAGTTTCAAATAGTGGAAATCTACCCCCATTCTTTACTCCTACTGGAATTGGTACATGGTATGTAGGATTAGAAGCAGTAAATGCTTATGGAGAAAAATCTCCATTTGTTAGCGGCACTATAACTCTCAGTGATCAAGCTCCATTGGCTACAGTACTAGCTTCTGGATTTAATATAGTTGGAGGAATTAATAATTTATAATTATGAATAATATATTCGCCAAAGATGTAGAAATTAAATGGAATATATATCCAAATATTCCAGCCTATATAAAAGATTTTGATTTTTTTGATTTATTGTCTTTTAATGTTTCTATATATAATAAAGATAATGAATTATTAAATACAAAAAATCAAATTTTATCATCAACTAGAGAATTTATTATAGATGGAGATAGTCTTAATGAATATTTTGATGGTAGTAGACCAGTACTTTATGAATATGCAGCTGGAAATACTCGTGGTCTTTTTCATTTAGCAGAAGTTAAAAAAATATTGCCTCAAAATTTTATATATTCTTTAGAGGAAAATTATAATGATTTTGTTAAAACTAAAAATAAAAAAGGATTTTTTAAAAATCTTTCTTTTAGCATAAAATACGATAATTTTGATATTAATCAAAAAATAGATATGCAATATAGTGATTTTAAAATAAATAATTTTAATTCAATATTTTTAAATATATATAAAAATTCAGACGATTTATCTTTAAAATTTAAAATAAATAAAAAAGAATATTTTGATTCCACCTTAAATGGATTATATGTTATTCCTTACGATATAAAAACTAATCAAAAACTAAAATCAATATATATAAATAATATATATGCTAAATGGTTAGATACTTCAGAAGAAATTAAAATATTAAGCCTTCCATTTAATGATAATTCAATCACAGAAAGTAGTTTTTTAAAATTAAAAATATTTTATTTCAATGAATCTCAAGGGCAAATTCTAGATTTCTTTAGAGAAAAAATGAATGAAACTGAATTTGAGGATTTTTTAACCGAATATTTTACAGATCAATATTATAGTGCAGATATGGTATATAAAGAAAACTTAATAAATCAAACTATAGCTTATTTTCAAGCACCACTTTATTTATTTAATCAAAGTAGCTTATCTGCTATTTCTTGGCCTAATGAAGAAATTAATATATTTGGATGTTATTTTAAAAATTATTTTCCTAAATCTAACAAAGATTTAAGTAATTTTACTTTTTCTTTAGGTAAATTAATTAATGTCATAGATTCTACTGCAAATGATTATAGGAGTTCTGAAAATATACCTGCGAATTTATTAGGATTTTTTATAAAAAATGATAACAATGATCTTCAATATAAAGATATAAATTATGATCTTCCATATTTTAAATTTTCGAATATAAAAAATGCTTCAATTGTAAAAATTGAAAAAGAAAATTCTATTACTAAAATTTATTTAGAATTTATAACATTATTTCCAGACTATAATTCAATATATCTAGAAAATATAAGTCAAAATCTTTTCTTCTTACAAAAATATTATAAATCAATAAATGATACAAATTATGCTACATTTTTATTTTGTTATGAATACGATAATAATACAACTGCACAATACTTATCAAACAATTTAGAAGACGAAAATAGAATCATACAAGATTCTAAATTGATTAATTTTAGTCTTAAATTACTTCCTCAATAACCCACCTGGACGCTGCTGTTCTGTTATAACTCTTACTACTTCGTTTCTTATTTTATTTGATAATTCTTTTGCTTGAATGGCGCTATCAGAAGTTGTTTCATTACTAGGATTCATAAATGAATCTGAGGAACCATTATTTCCCATATTTACTGAAATCGATATATTATTATTTATAGATGGATCTGCTTTAGTGGTAGGATTTTGATCTAAATTTTCACTACCATTAGATACATATCCACCATCAGCAAATTTTCTTATTCTACCATTATTTAATTTTTCAAAGAAATTTTTACCATAAGTATTAACTGCATCTTTTCTTATTACGTATTCTCCACCCATAAGCATCGCTGGCACATCATCTTTTCCAGATGGTCCACCTTTAGCAAAATGTATAAAACCTCCATCTTTTACATATGTAGCGTATTTATATGGATCGAAATCTCCAGCTTTAGTTTCTTTGGTTGGTATTGCCCTTTTTACTTGTTTTGAACCAAATAAATCATAAGCTGTTTTTCTAATTGCTGGAGCACCATATGTATTGAAAGCTCCTGCGCCAAGAGATCCAGCTGCACTTAATGCACCTCCGATTAGAGTATTTTGTTGTTGTTTATTAAAATTATCTCTATTTTGTTTGTTTAATTGATCAACTCTAGCTCTTTCTCTATTATTTGAGTCTATTGTATCAAATATGGCTTTTTTATTACTATCATATAAAGATAAACCTTCCGCAAGATAACTAATTAAAGCTTCTCTTTTTTCTATAGCATTTCTATTTTGAGGATCATTTTCATTTAAAATTGCATAGCTAGATAATAATGGATCAAGTACATATTCTCCAGCGCTTGGGAATAAAGGATTATCATATTTATAAGTACCAGCCAATTCAGCTCTAAATCCACCAATTGTACTTACTAAGTCAGAATAAGCACTAGTAATATTTAGATCTTGATATTCTTGTATTGCATTTAATGCGCTCTCTAGTTTATTTTTTGTATTTAAATCAATAACTCTTCCGTCTCCTTGTTTATTTGAATCTCTTAGCATTTGAGCAATAATTTGTTCCTGTTTGCTTAATTTTGTTTCGTCTACGGCTGGAACATCTAATTGTTGAGAAATATTTTTAGTTGTTTTACTTTCACTTAGATCAAACGCTCTTCCTCCTCCACCTCCATATTCATCTACTCCACCGCCACTTGCCATTCCAACGCTTCCTCCATTATTTAATGAGTGTAAGAAATTTTCTCCATATTTTCTAACAGAAGATTTTTTAATAACATATTCTCCATCACTTAACATAGCTGGAACATCATCTTTTGTACCAGATCCACCTAATACTTTTCCTCCATTAGAGAATTTTTGTATTCTATTTCCACTTACATATCCACCTCCAGCACCACCTAAAGGATTTTTAAATATACTAGGTAAACCACCAACGCTACTAAATAATGAATTAGTTATAGCATTCGTAGTCATTTCTATAGATTATTGTTGTATTCTTCTACTTATATTTAAAGCCATACTTTGGAAAGCGTCTCCTACATTTTGAGTTCCATCAATAATTGATTGAAATGCTTCATTAAATTGGGATTTCATTGTTCTGGCTGTATCAGAAGCGATATTATTTAAATCTCTAAATGCATCTTGAGTTCCATATGTCATTTCGTCGCTAAATGAACCAAATATATCAGTAACGCTTCCTTGTCCACTTCTTATTTTATCTTGCCTTGATTTATCCATTATTTGTTTATACTCGTCTGCAAATATTGTGCCTTCTTGGAATCCAGCTATAGCTCTTAAGCGATCAGCTGCTGCAGAAGTTGCTAAACTCAATTTAACTATATTATCTCCAAGTTCTTTTTTAAGTTGAGCTTCTTTTTCTGTATAAATATTCAACGCTTCAGTTCTAGTAGCAGCATCACCAATTGATGATCCTAATTCTACTAAATTTTTAGTTGTCATACTAGCTTCCATGCTAGTTTGTTGAATTGCAATTTGTAATTCTGCTAAAGTTCTGTCAGTTAAAATTCCATCTTCCGCAATCTCTTGCGCACCTTTTTTATAAACTTCTCCAAATTTTCTTTCTAATTCAAGTCTTTTTCTTGAATCTGCTGTGCCTCCTAAAATTCCTTGCATTGCAGCTGTATTAGTGCCTCCAAGAACATTTTCTGGTAAAAATCGCGCACCTTCATTTGTTTTTAAAAATTCTTTAAGTACATTACCAAAATCACCTTGTTGAATAAATTTTGCGGCTTGTTGTCTTTGAGCAGCGTCTTCCGAAAACAATTTCATTGTTTGCGTGGTTAAATTAATATAATTTAATTGTGCATCTACTACTTTTTTAAATGTTTGATCTACTATTTCAGATGTTTTTCTTAAATTACCAAAACTTTCTTGTAAAGCCTTCGCTTTTTCTTCTAAAGATTTATCGCTATCTAATATAGCTTGTATTGAATTGGCTAATTCTAAACTTTTATCTTTTTGTAATTTTCCAGAATCGCCTAATTGAAGCACAAAGGTCTTTAATGCCTTTCCAGACTCTATAACTGATACTTGGAAGTCTTTCTCGTAAAGAAGTCGCTCTTGCTGCATTTGATAAGCTCTTTGTTGTCTTTCTTCTGGATTTAATTCGTATATATTTTTTGGTGGATTATTTGGATCATATGGATAAGGAGTTGTTCCAAATCCAGCTGGAGCTTCTCCAGCATTTCTTGCGCTCGTTGTGTCAAATCCAAATAAATCATTTTT